GGTATGCCGGAACGCCAGCACCGGCCGCCACAACTTGTCTCCTCAGGCCTCCCTGGCTCTGATTCGCCGCCTGCCGCAGCAATGCGCTCGCGGCTTTTTTATTCGCGAGGCACGCGATGCACATCACCCTTGAAGCTGAGCGCGCTTGGGTGATGATCCTCATCCAGTTGGAGCGGGACCGCATCGCGCTTCGCCCGAGGGCGTCATGAGCGGCCCCATCGACGCATATCGCGCTTGCATCATCCGCGCCGTCGTGGGCCGGAAGCCGATCGCCGTCGAAGACATCGCCGCGCTCGATCGCATCTGCCAGCGCCTCGTAGAGGCCGAGCAGGCGCACGAGATCCTGCGCGCTCTCGGATATGGGAAGCGCTGGAACACGCTCGCTGAGCTCGCGGAGATGGTCCCGCACTCGACCGCGATGCTGATCCGCCAGAAGAAGTAGCCGACATGGACTTCGACAACCTGTTCGCCCTCTACGAGAGGAACAAGGCGAACGCCGATAGGCGCGGCATCGGCTACACGCTGACGTTCAAACAATGGCTCGACGTCTGGGGCTCGAACATCCTCGACGAGCACCGCGGGACGGGCGACGATCGCCTGCGCCTGGAGCGCATCGACAAGGGCGGCATCTTCGAGGCTGGAAACGTGCAACTGGCGCGCAGAGTGAAGCGCGGCCAGATACGCCGGCTGATGCAAGCGCTGGAGCGAGAGCTCGCGTATAACTGACCGTCGCAACGAAGAAGCTATCTTGTAGAGGGTTGGCGGCACATGGAAACGTATCACCTCGCATGGCTTTCCGCTCACCCTGAGCGCACCGAGGAGTGGCTTAAGGAGCGACTTCGCGACGGTTTCCACGTACATCACATAGACGGTGATCACTTCAACGACGACCCAAAAAATCTGGTTCTTATCGAGAGCGGCGATCACATGATGCTGCACAACGGTAAGACCAGACTACTTTGGAAGCCGCCGCATGGACGCGGAAAGGGCGGCAGATCACGCAAAGAGGCGCCAGCTGTGAGTGCTGCCGACGCTCAGAAAAAGCCCAAGAAGCCGACAAAGCGACAGTTGCGCTATATCGAACAGAAGGCGGCAGCTCGCGCGCGGTTTGAGGCGTCGTTGCCAAGGAATCGAAAAGAAGACAGTTTATAGGTGCGTTCGCGGTGGGTCGAATATGAAGAGAGTTCCCGCTCCAGCGCTGCCGCCCAGGCCTCAGCCGCCGGACTTGCTGTTTGAATCCCCGTACCTATCGTTCATGCCAGCGCCGGATGTGCGCGCCTGGGCGCTTGATACGTTCGTGGTCGATGGAGCCCATCTGCGCAACGAGGACCATCAACATCTTGAATTCGCCCGCATCGAATTCTTGTGGGCTACGTATGGCTTCGCCAAGCAAGGGCGCATAGTGCTCGGGCAATGCGAGGAGATCACCTTCCGCGCCGGCCCGTGGCAGAAGGGTCGGCAAGAGCAGCAGATGCGCGAGTGGTTCGGTAGCGTGCCTGACTTCGTGATTACGCTCGATGCAACCTACAGTCAGAAGTGCTCGGACGCGGAGTTCTGCGCCCTGGTGGAGCACGAGCTTTATCACATCGGGCACAAGAAAGACGCATCCGGGCAGCCCGAGTTCGCGAAGGGCGGACTTCCTAAGCTCGCCATGCGCGGGCATGACGTCGAAGAATTCGTGGGCGTCGTTCGCCGCTATGGCGCATCGCATGACGTCCAGCGCTTGCTCGACGCGGCAAAGAAGGGGCCTGAAGTGGCCAAACTGGATATTGCGAGGGCTTGTGGAACCTGTCTGCTGAAGGCTGCATAGGTTGACCCGCCCTTTACTGGAAGGCAACAACTATGGCGGCCCTACGTGACGAGGTAAAGCATTTCGTCGTTCAGGCGCTCGCGTGCTTTGATACGCCGTCTCAGGTCTCGGCTTCCGTAAAGGAGGAGTTTGGTCTGGATGTGCCGCGGCAGCAGATTGCGACTTACGACCCCGAAAAGTACGTCGGCCGGCAACTAAGTGCTAAGTGGAAGACGCTTTTTTACGATACGCGCAAGCGGTTTCGCGAGGAGCAGGCTGAGATCCCGATTGCCAATCGCGCCTTTCGTTTGCGCGCTCTGGCCAGGATGGCGCAGCAGGCTGAGAGCATGAAGAACATCGCTCTGGCGATTCAGGTCATCGAGCAGGCGGCCAAAGAGGTCGGCGATATGTACGTGAACCGCCGTCTGGATTCGTCGAAGACGCCGGGGGCGTCGGATGAAGACATTCCCCGGACATCGGAATACACACTGAAGCCTGACGAAGATGTCCCAGAGCGCCCGATTCTCTGATGGTCCGGTTGCGCTCACGCCAAAACAGGCGAACATTTATGTCTGGGGATGGCAGAAAAAGGCGCGTTTCCGTGATGCTGTATGCGGGCGACGCTTCGGGAAGACGTTCCTTGGCAAGGCCGAGATTCGGCGCGCCGCTCGCCTAGCAGCCCAGTGGAAGGTAAGCGTCGAGGACGAGATTTGGTACTGCGCGCCGACGTTCAAGCAGGCCAAGCGCGTGTTTTGGCGCCGTCTGAAGCAGGCGATTCCAACGAGCTGGCGGGCGACGAAGCCGAACGAAACCGAGTGCTCGATCACACTCAGGTCTGGCCATGTGATCAGGATCGTTGGCCTGGATTCGTACGACAATTTGCGTGGATCGGGGTTGTTCTTCGCGCTCGTTGACGAATGGGCCGACTGTCCATACGAGGCATGGGAGGAAGTCCTGCGCCCGATGCTGTCAACCTGCCGCTATTACGTGGACGGCGAGCTTCGAGTCGGCGGCCATGCTCTTCGGATTGGCACGCCGAAGGGCTTCAATCACTGCTACGACAGTTACTTGGATGGGCAAGACGGCAAAGAGCCGGACCACAAAAGCTGGTTGTACACATCGATCGACGGCGGCAATGTGCCAGCCGAGGAGATCGAGGCGGCGCGCCGGAAGATGGACCCGCGCACGTTCCGCCAAGAGTATTTGGCGAGCTTCGAGAACTACCAAGGCGTCATCTACTACTGCTTTGACCGTAGGCTAAACCACACGGACGACACGGTACAGCCGGCGCGCGACAACAAGCTAGCCGATGCGCTGCACATCGGCATGGACTTCAACGTTGGCAAGATGGCGGCAATCGTGCATGTGATTCGCGACGACATGCCGCGTGCGGTGGATGAACTGACGGACATCTTCGATACGCCAGCCATGATCGTAAAGATCAAGGAGCGCTTCGTCGGGCACAAGATCACGGTGTACCCGGATGCATCTGGGCAGAACAGAAAGACCAGCGGAGCGAGCGAGTCCGATCTATCGCTACTACGTGCCGCAGGATTCTCGGTAGTTGTTGACTCGTCTAACCCTGCTGTCACGGATCGAATCAACAGCATGAACGCCATGCTATGCAACACATACGGCGAGCGCCGATACCTGGTGAACACGAACAAGTGCCAGAAATATACGATTTGTTTGGAGCGCCAGATTTACGACGACAGCGGCAAGCCAGATAAGAAGGGCGGCTTTGATCACGCGAATGATGCGGGCGGCTATTTCATCGTGAATCGCTGGCCGATCCAAGGAAGAAATATGCAGCGAATCAAAATTGGCGGTGCCTGATGGCTCTGAATGATCAACACAAAGACTACAGAGAGATGGCGCCCAAGTGGAAGCGCTGTCGCGATGTCGCCGCCGGCCAGGACAGTATTCATGCAGCCGGCGAGGTCTATCTTCCTAAGCTCACGGACCAGACCAAAGCGGATTACGCCGCGTATGTGATGCGCGCGACTTTCTACAACGCGACCTGGCGCACGATTGCCGGATTGCTCGGCATGCTATTTCGCAAGTCGCCCGATTTGGAAGTTCCGGTCGGCCTGGAAGATCACATCAGCGATGTGACCATGTCGGGCGTGCCGTTCCAAATATTCGCGCAACAGGTCGCGGAAGAGTGCATGGTCGTTGGTCGGGTCGGTGTGTTTGTCGACTATCCGGTCGTCGATACCGAGACCATGACCGAGGCCGATGTGCTGGCGCTGAATCTGCGGCCATCGATGAACATCTATAAGGCAGAGTCGATCATCAATTGGCGCTGCCGGCGCGTGAACAACAAGTACGTGTTGTCGCAAGTCGTGCTGAAGGAAGTGCATTCAGAGCAGGTCGATGAATTCACCGATGGGAAGCCGGAAGACCGGTATCGTGTTCTCGACCTGGTCGACGTGAAATCCGGAGAGAGTGTCCAGACAGTCTATCGGATCCGTCTGTTCAAGCTGGACGAAAGAGGCAACCAGATCCAGATCGGCGACGACTCCATCCCACAGATGAACGGTGCGCCGCTGGCATTCATCCCGTTCTACTTCATCGGCGTGGACGACACAACCCCGGATGTGGACGAGCCGCCGCTGATCGATCTGGTTGACATCAACCTGTCGCATTACCTGACCATGGCTGACTGGGAGCACGGCGCGCATTTCACGGGACTCCCGACGCCGGTCGTGTCCGGATATTCACCGCCAAGCAACCATGGCGAACCGCCAGACAAGCTTTACATCGGCAGCACGACCGCCTGGGTATTCACCGACCCTCTCGCCAAGGCGGCATATCTGGAATTCACCGGCCAAGGCCTGGGAACGCTGAAAGACCTGTGCGAGCGCAAAGAGCTGATGATGGCAATTCTCGGCGCGCGCATGCTGGAGGTTCAGAAAAAAGGCGTCGAGTCCGCAGATACCGCAGGCATCCACCGAAGCGGCGAACAGGCGACATTGGCAAGTGCCGCACAAGCGATCTCGATGGGGCTCGCGCAGGCGCTGCGGACGTTCAGCGATTGGGCTGGCATGAATGGCGGCGTCAAATTCAGCCTGAACCGTGAGTTCATGCCGACGCAGATGGACGCGGGCAAGCTGACCGCATTGATCATGGGCTGGCAAAAGGGCGCCTACAGCTACGACACCCTGTTCAGCAATCTGAAGCAAGGTGAAGTGATTTCGATCGAGGCTACGCCGGAAAGCGAGCAGGCCAAGATGAAAAACGGCGCTCAGGCCACGGTAGATCCGTAAGCGCCTGTGTCGCGCCCCGCAAGTTAGAACCAATTTTCAAGGCTCGCATCACTGTGGGCCGTTCAGTTTCAGAAGCCGCTTGCGTGATGCAGCGGCTTTTTTATTGGGGCGTGACGCCCGTAACACAAATATCCGAGAGGGATATCGCAATGCAAATCACCAAGGCAAAAACCTTTGTTCGCAGTCTCCTGGATTTCGCTCACAAACGCCTGTTTAACCACATGGCGCGCAGTGGCCTGATCCTGGCAGCAGTGCCGCTGGTAACGGATTCGCTGGACTCGGTTCCCGAGACTCAGCGGGCCCTTTATGTCGAGAGGGACGGGAAGTTTCACCTTGACGTCATCGGCCTGGAAGACACGAAAGGCCTGAAATCGGCACTCGAATCCGAACGCCAAGCTGCGCGCGAAGCGGAGAAGAAACGCAAGGAGATCGAGAAGCAGTACGAGGGTATCGATCCGGCCAAAGTTAAAGAAATCATGTCGCGGTTTGACAATGACGAAGAACTGAAGCTGATCGCTGCCGGAAAGATTTCAGAGGTCGTCGAGAAGCGGATGGAGCGGCAGCGCGCGGATTTGGAGCGCCAGGTCGAGGCTGAGCGTGCCAATACCGAGGCTGCGAATAAGCGCGCCGATGCGTATATCCAGAGCGTTCTCGACAATGCGATTCGGTCTGCCGCTGGTGAGTTGCATAAATATGCGGTTGAAGACGCCCTGCTGTTGGGCCGTCAGATTTTCAAGCTCGACGCCGAAGGAAATGCCGTGCAATTGGGCAGCGACGGCCGGCCCGTGATGGGCAAGGACGGCAAGACACCGTTCGGCCCGGCTGAATGGCTTGAAGGCATGAAAAAAACAAAACCCCACTGGTTCCCGGCAAGTAGCTCGGGCGGTGGGGGCGGTGGTCAAGGCTCCATGGGCGCCAAAGACCTATCTCATCTCCCGCCGACCGAGCGCATGACTGCGGCAAGGTCGGCAAAAAAGTGAAGGTATCAACCATGAAACTCCTGAAGCTTGTCCAAGCCGTCTTCGTGGCGGCATTCGCCTGGGTGTTCGACCCACTGTATGTCGCGCTGACGAATTACATGGCGCGGCAAGGGATGATCGCCGGCGCCTTGACCCTGGTCGAAGCAGCCAAACTGGAAACCGGCGACGTGCTGCGCCAGGCCATCATCGAACTGTATGCCGGCTCGTCCGCGATCCTGCAAACCCTGCCGTTCGAGACGATCGCTGGCAATGCGCTGAAGTACAACCGCGAGGATTCGCTGCCTGGCGTCGGCTTCCGTGGCGTGAATGAAGCTTACACGCCGTCGACCGGCATCCTGAATCCGCTGACCGAATCGTTGGTGATCGCCGGCGGCGACCTGGACGTGGACAAGTTCATCATCGACACCATGGGCGCCAACCAGCGTTCCGTGCACGAAGCGATGAAGATCCGCGCGCTGTCCTTGGCCTGGACCAAGAAATTCATCAAGGGCGACACCGCATCCGATGCTCGCGAGTTCGATGGTCTGCAGGTTCGCGTCACCGGCAATCAGTTGGTCGCTGCCGGTTCGACCGCAAACGGCTCCGCGCTGTCGCTGTCCAAGCTGGATGAGGCGATCGACCAGACCCTCAATCCGACGCATCTGCTGATGAGCAAGGCCATGAAGCGGCGCCTCACGCAGGCATCGCGCTCGACCACGGTAGGCGGCTTCATCACCATGGGCATCGACGGATTCGGCAAGCCGGTCGAGATGTATAACGGCCTGCCAATCCTGACCGTCGATCTGGACAACGCCGGCGCCCAGATTCTGCCGTTCACGGAAGCCTGCACCTCGGGCACTGCGACCGGTACCTCGATCTACGTTCTGAGCTTCGGCAACGACGGCGTTCTGGGCCTGCAAAACGGTGGCGTCGACGTGCGTGATCTGGGTGAACTGCAATCCGCGCCGGTCTTCCGTACCCGCGTGGAATGGTACAACGGCTTCGGCGTTTTCAATGGCCGTGCGGTGACGCGTCTGTGGTCCATCGCTGACGCCGCCGTCGTCGCCTAACCGCCAACTGAAAGGAAAGCATCATGGCAAATCTGTACTCGCAATTCACCTACGACAACGCGCTGCTGCTGAAGGCGGCGGGCCTCGTGGCCTCCACTACGACCGAAAGCACGATCCTCGATCTGGGCGCCGGCCTGGTGGATGGCTATCTGGTGCTGGACGTGTCGGCCGTCGAAGTGGCCTCCAACGACGAGATTTACCTCGTCTGCCTGGAAGGCTCCAACGTGGCCGCCATGTCGTCCGGTTCCGTGACCCTGGCTCAGATCGAACTGGGCAACGCCACCGCGCCGGCCGATGCCGACACCGGTACCGGCCGCTTCGTGGTCCCGTTCCGCAACGAGCAAAACGGCACGCTGTACCGCTACGTGCGCATCTACACGGAAGTGGCCGGCACGATCGCCACCGGCATCAACTTCGTGGCCTTCATCGCCAAGGACTGATCGTGACCGATCGCTACATCGAGGCTGAAGTCGCAGTCAACGCGAACGTCGTCCAACGGCGTCGCGTTCTGCTGTCTGATGCCGGCGACACGCCAACCACGACCGCAGCAGGGGTCGGGTCGGTGCCTGCGGCCCTGGCGCAGTCCGGCCAGGTGGTCGCAACTGAATATGGCAACGGCGTCGTCCATCAGACCGTGCTGACGCTGGCAGCATTGGCGCAAACAGTGGTCAATGGCACGGAATATCAGAGCACGAAGATTTATTCGTTCCCTGAGGGTCGCATCCT